TTTCCAACTGCTACAAATACAGCAGGTGATTTAAGGTTAGGTGGTGGATCTACCTTCGTGCAAGCTGTTGAAACCAAACAGCAAATATTAGTCTTTACCAACAAAACCCTACACGCTATGAAGTTCATAGGTCCACCATTTACTTTTGGTTTGCAAGAACTATCAAAGAACATAACTATTATGAGTCCTTTTTCTGCCATAGCCGTTGAGGATGCTGTGTACTGGATGGGTGTTGATACATTTTATATCTACGCTAGTGGTCAGACAATACAATTACCATGCACTGTAAAAGACAAAGTGTTTTTAGATTTTAACTTTGATGAAAGAGATAAAGTTCATGTTGGCGTAAACTCAGAGTTTAGTGAAATCATTTGGTTTTATCCAAAGGCTGGAAGTTCAACTGTTAATGCTTATGTTATATACAATTATGAAGGTAAAATCTGGTACTATGGAACACTGTCTAGAGATGCTTGGATTGATCGTGGCATAAGAACATTTCCAATAGCAACTGGCAACTCTCTTTTATACAATCACGAATTAACGAATGACGATGATGGATCTCCGATGACATCGTTTATTGAATCAGGACCTATGGACATGGGTGATGGCGATAAATTTGTTTCTATTAAACAAATGTTACCAGATGTAACTTTTAATGGCTCAGATAACCCAACACCAAGTGTGTCTTTTACATTAAAAGCTAAAAACTCTGCTGGTGGTAATTTTCTTCAAACAGAATCAAGTAATGCAACAAGAAGCACAACAACTCCAATAGAACAATTTACGGATAAAATTGACTATCGTGTACGAGGACGCTCTTTTGCAATAAGATTAGATGCAACAGGTAGTGGAGTAAAATACAGATTAGGCACACCTCGTGTTGACATGAGATCAGATGGAAGAAGATAATGTTAGTTAATGGTATACCACAATATTTACAGAATTTAAGAAATGCAACAATAGATTTAACAACAGCAAACACTGGATTAAAAAATCTGTATACTGTACCAACAGATGCAGATTTTAATGCGTCAGTTATAAATTCTATACTTGTGTCTAATGATAGTGGAAGTGCCTCAACAATTGATGTTTTTATAGATAGTTTGCCTATTTTTAAAGCCAAAGCAGTTGCAGCAAATACAACAATAGAATTACTAACAAAAGATCTTGTATTAAATGAAGGTGAAGTATTAAAAGTTGAAGCGGCAGATGACGATAGATTAGCCGTTGTTGCAAGTATACAAGAATTTGCAAAGACAAGAATAACAACAAGTGCTATAAGTGGAATATAGACTTAATAAAAAAAATGAGGTAGTATCTGTCTATGGATCTGGCAATTAAAGAAGAAAATATACCTTCTGGCGGTATAGCAGACTTTATATATACAGATGACGAAATAAAGCTGCTTGAACAAAAAGAAGTACAAGATCAGTACGGTAAAGATGGTATTGCTGGTTTTAATGAAATCGGTAGAAAGATGGCAAACTATGGTCGTTATGGCGATGATACTGTAGCTCACGTTGAAACAGGCGAGCTTATCGTGCCACGGGCCTTGATTGAGAAGAACCCTAAACTCAAAGAGAGTATTTTTTCTCATTTAAAAGAGCTAGGTGTTGAAGACCCAGAAAGATATATTGTAGGAACAAGTAAAAATAGTATTAATCCAGACACAGGACTACCAGAGTTTTTCTTATCTAAGCTTTTTAAAAGTGTAAAAAAAGGTGTTTCAGGTATAGCAAAGGGTGTTGGTAAAGCATTGAAGGGTGTAGGCAAGGCTTTAAAAAAGGTTGCTCCTGTTGTTTTACCGATTGTGTTGGGTATGACACCTCTTGGCCCTATATACGGAGCTGCACTTGGTTCAGGTATATCTACGCTTATGCAAGGCGGTGATTTAGGTGATGCCGTGAAAAGTGCTGCCTTAGCGGGTGGTGTAGGTGCAATTTATAGTGGTGCCAGTAGTGCTATTGCAGGAAAAGGTTTTGGGGCAGGCATATCTGCGGATTTAGCTAATCCGGCCGGAAGGTTTCAACAATTATCTTTGACGGATCCTTTTAAGTCATACCAGCCCACTGCCACACAGAATTTAGTTAAGTCAGACATAAAACCAGATCTTTATGACGAATTTGACCCATTAATACCAGAAGCGGGTTCAAAGCAAATCACCGGTAGTAAAAGCACTTTGGACACTATTGGGGACTATATGTTTAGAGGCGGAAAATCTAAAAGTGAAATTATTGCAGCTCAAGATTTAGCAGAGCAGAAATATTTAGCAAACGCTAAAGCAAAAGGTTTTGTTCCTACAGAAGCCGGTATAAAAGCTGCTAGAGCAGATGCAGGTCCAGGGTTTTTAACTAAATACGGTCCCACAGCTGGTTTAGCTAGTCTTGGGCTTTATGCTGCTGGTGCATTTGATGCACCAGAACAAGAAAGATTAAATTTACCTGAAAGCGGTCTTGATGTATATAACAGAAGTCCTGAAACTTACAACGTACCCGGTATGACACCAAATTTAGCGACGGGCCCTTTTAAGATACCAACAAATTATACTTTTAATTATACACCTTATCAATTACCTGTGGTACCTTTTCAAAGAGCAGCTGAAGGTGGTGAGATATTTCCAAGAAGAAACGGCGGTATAGGACCAAACGAAGGCACACCGGGCAAAGATAGCGTTAGAGCTATGCTGATGCCGGGCGAATTTGTGATGACAACAGACGCTGTAAGAGGTTTAGGTAACGGAGATCTTAACACTGGCATAAAAAATATGTATAGTGTAATGAGTAAGTTAGAGAAAAAAGGAAAGGCGATGGCATAATGGCAGTAGAAGAAACCATACAAACCGTCAGGGAAAGTCCCGAAATTGAAGCCTATCGGATAGGGCTTTTAAAATCAGCAAAAGAATTAGCCGATCAGCCTATTACTTTGCCAACACAACAGGTAGCAGGGCTCACGGGTCTTCAGGAAGCTGCTAGAACGCAGGCTGAGACAGGATTAGGTGCTTTTCTACCCTATCTTACAGCTGGCGGACAAACCTTAGGGCAGGCCGGTCAAACGCTAGGCGGAGTAGAATCAGCTTTAAGAGCAGGCTCAGGTCCGGTCACACAAGAGCTTTTAGATACTTACATGAACCCTTATCAACAAGCTGTTGCTGATGAGATTAATCGTGCATATGATATGCAACTTAATCAAGCAAGAGCGGGAGCAGTAGGCTCAGGTGCTTTTGGTGGCTCAAGAGCACAAATAGCTCAGTCTGAAGTAGACAGGAATAGAGCTTCTGCATTAGCACAAGCACAAGCACAAAACTTTTTGCAAGCACAACAAGCAGCAGAAAGAGACCTTGCTAGGCAAACACAATTAGGAAGTGGTATTGCAGCTCTAGCGGGACAACAAGGACAATTAGGTTTAAGACAAGCAGCTCTTGGGGAAACAGGGCAAGCACTGCAACAACGAGACACAGAAAGTGCCTTTAGATTAGGCCAGCTGTTACAAGCTCAAGATCAAGCAGAGTTAGACGCAGAAAGACAAAGTAATTTGGCACAACTTTATGAGCCATATCAACGATTAGGTTTTCTTGGCGATGTGTATAGTAAGACTCCGACCTCCCAGTCTACTATTACACAAGCCAGTTCACCTAGCGTTTCACCGTTCCAGCAATATTTAGGCCTCGGTATTGCAGGATTATCAGCGGCAGCAGGGGCAAATAGAGCGGGGTTATTCGGATGATGAATAGAGCATTACTACAACGACAGATGTTTGCCAATGGTGGTAGAGTCATACCTGATGATGCAAAAGGTTTACAGGCTTTAGCATCAGAGCGACCAGATGTTGTAAAAAAAATGGGATTTAAACCTATGCAAGAAGGTGGTCTTGCGGGTTTGATGCAACAACAAGATATGGCAGCTATGCCAATGGGATCACCACCAATGGATCAGCCACCGATGGCGGCACAAGGCGGAGTAGACCCAAATATTTTAGCCTCTACATTAAGTAATGTAGCAGAAGATACAGGAGACTTGGAACAAGCACCAGACTTTCAATCTATGATGAATCAGTTTTCTGGTGAAGATAAGTCAGAAGAAGAAAGAAGAGATGATTTAGCAAGTATAGTTGGACCAGAGGACGCGGCTCAAACACCAGATAGTGTTTTAGCCTTAGTCACTCCAATAGTTCAAATTAGTATGGCAGAA